GCGTGGGATTATGTGATCAATGTGCATCTCACCCTCATCTGTACCACACAATTGACACACTCGACCATCGCGCTTGAAGATACGATCACGCTGCTCTCTATAGCGTCTGCTATTGAGCTTGTCTAATGCCATCCTTTAGCCTTCCAATGATCATAAGCCTTGCATGGCGTTGAGTACCTATGCTTAATGTACCGCAATCCCCACTCTGTTTGCTGGATTGGTGTAGCTGTTAATAGCCATACACTTTTACCTTGTGGAATACCTACTGCTCCGCTACTAGCATTGTAAGCCTTGTAATTCCATGCTGACTCTTTACCATAGAGTGATGCTAGACATTTATACTCTTTAAGATTATTCAATGAGTGATAAGCATACTGTTTAGGTGTCATCTTTATTTCGCTCATGTTAGAGCTACCTGCTTCAGGCATGAAGCATAGAGCTATCCCAATAGCTACTAGCACCCCGCGACCTACCCGCCTCAGCGGGTCGCGGTGAGCCTTTGAGAGGCTCTGCGCCGTTAGCGTACCAGATGAACAAAGTACATTATTAAAAGTGCTGGTCAGACTGCGTGTCGCTTTCATTATTACCCCCTGTGGATAACTTTTGTGGATAACTATTTGTCTGTACTGTAGAACCCTTTACCCTTAAAGTGTGCTGGAGCAGCTGCTATAACCTTGCTCATTGGCTCATTACAGTATGTGCATGGTATTACTGGTCTATCGTGCCATCCATGATAGATCTCTTGACTGAGATTGCATCGTGTGCATTTGTAGTCATAGGCTGGCATGTTAAGCACCTCTGTATCATGTAAGACCCACAGCCTGTGCAGCGGTCAATGTCTGCCTCTGTGGGTTCGCTAGTAATGTGACCATACTTGAATTGGAGTAGCGGTAAGAGATCCTCTAAGCGGATGATGGCGGCATACTCACGCGCATCTTCACCCTGTCCGTTTAGTCGTATGACTCCAAAGCCCAATTCCCCCGAAAGAGCTGTACGAGCCTTTAATTGTTTGATGTAAGCCAATGGTTGAAATCCAGCGCGGGCTTTGACTTCAACATCGAACGGAACATTAACAATGTCCTTACCGCTACCCCTTCCCACACAAGCGCCACTCCACACAGTCGATAGGTACTGTGCGACTACTCGCTCTGTGCGGAAGCCTCTATGTTTCCTTGCTTGACTAGCCATGATTGATTCCTGCTATGAAACCCAGCCACAATGATAGGCAGATAGCAACAACTAGGATTATGGCTTCAACATCTTTCTTACCCATTGACTGCCTTGCACTTTCTACACTGCCAAGCACCCACAACTGGCTGATCATCCTTAAACTTAATCTCTGCCACAATGTCATGTGCCTCGGTAGGCTCATTACACAGTTGACAATTGATCGTGTCGTACAGCGGGACATCCTCGATGTTTGTCCACTCACCTGTTGTTTCATCAAAGTACTCTACATAGCCCATGTTATGCCCTCACTTCCTGTGGTTTCCAAAGTCCATCGCTGCCTAAGCGATACCAGACAGGCGGACAATCAGACTTGACTCCACCTGCGTTCATGTGAGCGCATTGATAGCCGCCCCAAGCACGACCATTCTTCTCACCTTCACGCCATCTCATTGATCCATGCTTACATGATGGCACTTCAGCAGCTTGTGGTGTTCCCATAATGTCCTGCACTAAGTCAAGTGCCTTCTCTAGGGTCACAGGCGCATCCACGACCTTGTTGTATTGACCTACAGGCGTTGTCCAGTAATCCTGATCATCTTGTACGACATCTTGTACCGCTGGTTTCTCAGGCTTCTTCGCGACGACCTTGCTCATTTCCTCGCGGCTTGGTCTTTTTCCTTTAGGAGCATAACCCGCGTTTGCAAGCGCTCTGCCGATTGCCGAAGTCTCACAATTCTCCAATGCTGAAGTCTGATTAACGCCTCGGCTAGTAACTGTTTCCTCAGCGTACCCTGTTGCCCACGCAACGCTATCACTAGCATCCTTAAATAAATACGCCTTAACAATGTATCGAGTAGCCTCGACCACTTCCAGCTCAGTTGCAATACGGAACGCTGGATAGTCCTTAATAAACTTTTCAAGTCTCACCTCGACTGGCTCGTAATCGGCTAAATTAAACATAGAGATCATTCTCCTCGGTTGCTAGTTGTCCTGCGATTGCGCCGTAGCTGCATAGGTCGATCCATGTGTCGATCTGCTGGGCTGATTGATTAGTCCTTGCAAGTTTAACAAGCACCATGATCCCTGCGACTTGATAATCATGGATCGGTGTCTGTAAGTATGCTGAGAGGAGCATCGCTGTGTGTTGCAGGTTATCCGCAGGGTGACCATACGATAAGCCACGCTGAGAGATTGTGTCGGTGGCGGTGAGTAAGATTTCATTGGCTTTCATTCTTCGCCCTTGATGCTTCGACCACGATGATAGCCATCTCTTACGCCCTTATCATAGCTGCGCTTCTGGACATCGATGGTGATCATGATAAAGCCAATGATCATGCCCAGCATACAAATCAGAAGTAGCTTGTCTGTGTTTGCCATTATGCACTCACCGCCACATAGTTGTAATTGCGTACCCAGTTTTGTGCTTCTGCCAGAGTCGTGTGATACATCTTGCTGTTCTCGACTGCGATCTCAAAACCATGCTTGGCTGTTGCTTCTGCATCGATCTCAGCTGAGAACCATGTGCGGTTACCACAGTTGCTAATGATGTAAGCATTATCAGATGTCTTGTAAGACCACCCGTTAATTCTGTTAAACTTAATCATTTACTTGCCCTATCTGTGCCAATGCCCTTGATTGGCTACAGGATTAGTGTGGCACAACGCCACGACAGATCAAGCACATTCTGGTAAAGATTAGATAACGATTATCTGGCTCTGCCGTAGGACTTTCCAGCGACAATGAATGTGCCATCCTTCTCAATGTGGATCAGATCCACCTGCACCTTAGACTTATTAACATAGATAATGGCAAAGGCTTGCTGCCAATTGGCTACACCCTTAGTGTAAGCAGCTTGCTTAAAGTCCATCAAGTTGCCCACCTCGACACCATGCAGGACACGCCCTATACGCCCCCCAGAAGCCTCTGAGAACGCCGAACGCCCTGCTCTGTGAGTGTGACCACTAATCACATTCTTTCCATGCCTACGAGCCGCTTCTAGGGCTGATAAGCCCCCTTGTGGCTTGATTGGTGTATGATCTCCATGTACTGCAATCCAGTTAGGTGCAATAGGCATAGGGTTCTTATGGAAGGTAATGCCTAACTCATCGAAACGCATAAACTTCTCAAAGCGAAGCTCTGGTAATGCACCAAAGGCTGGGACTTTAGCCATGATTATGTTGTAGAGGCGGTCTGTGTGATTGGATCTAATGCAGTCGGTAACGCCTAAGTCCCAGAGAAGCTGCACAGCCTCGTTACGATCATCATCTAGGGTCTGGGCATAAGATCCCATGCGCCCCTCTTCCCACTTGCTGATCTGGGGTAGGTCAATCTCATCGCCAATGGTTACTACTTGATCTGGCTTAAACTTCTTGATGAAAGAAGCAAGGTTGCGTGTGGCAACCCTGTCATGGTAGGGGACTTGTAAGTCCGAGACTACGACAATTCGCTTAATCGTCATCCTCATCTTCGTAATCTCCGAACCGCTCTGGCTCGATAGGATCAGGCAGAATCCACCCCGGATAAGAATCTACAACCGATAACATGTAAAGAGCGTGGTCTTCGGTAAATCCTGATCGACGCAAAGATCTGTAATACTCATGCAATCCAATGCAGTAAGCATCGAGCTTTGAGTAGCCTTGTTCCTCTAATGCCTTAGTTGCTTTTCTTGCCATAGGATAATTGTTACCTATCTAACAGAACAATGATTGTCTCGACACGCGCTTCTAATCGATTGAGTCGGTCATTCATCGAGCTACCGCCGTTGGGCTTTAACTCTGCAAGGTAGTGCTTAACTAACCAGCGGACTGCCATAGCAAACGATCCGATTACTGTTGTCACCGCTGCAACAATGGCTGCGATGTCTTGCGGACTCATTACTTCTTAGGCGTGGCGTAACCAAATACACCAGACAGGACAGCCCAGAGGACTGCGCGATAATCCAACGCAAAGTTAGATGATGCCCATGCTGCAAGGAATGCTCCAGCAGCTAAATAAGCAGGGTGCTTGATCTTCATTATTCTCCGCCTAACATAGATACTTGATAAAAAGACCCATCATTATCAGCCGCTTTCTTAAAGCTGAAATGCGCGTGCTTTGTGTGTTTGTTAGCCCCTGTGTACTTTCTCCATTTCCAGTTAAGGACTTTGGAGCAGATCCGTCCATCAAAAATGATGTAACTAATACGCTTTTCTGTTTTAGACTTGCAAGCGGCACGAAGCTGATCTGCAAGATCTGGCATGATGTCTGGTTTCGATCCCTTAAATAGGTCACGATCGACATCGAGGGCACGAACCCAGCCATCAGCATCAGGGTTATGATCTGATACACGATGAGCGTGTCGGGTATCACCGATCCAGCCATCCGATGTGCGGTCACGATCTGGGAACGAGTCATCGATTTGCTCCCTTAACTGTGATGCAGCTCGTGAGAGTTTAGGCTTCATCCGCTGGAATTATCTCCGTCAAATGTTCCACCTTGTCAGGATTTAAGTAAGCCTGATAGTCAGAGTTGGCTGGGTCTGGCATAAAAGAAACTCTAATTCCATTTTCCTCATACCAGATAACGCCATTTTCTTCTACTGTGTATTGTCTTGTCATTTTACAACTCCGAATTAAATGCGATAGATGCCGATGCGTTGCTAGTTCTTAAATAACCTGCGTATCCTAGTGTTGCTCCTGTAACCGCTGCATCTATACGAACAGATGTTGTAGAAGCCGCACCAATTGTAGGCGCGCTAAGAGTCAATCCAGCACCACCCACATCTATAGAATAAAAAGCACTACCAGAAGCAGCGACAAGTGTCGGTGCTGTTCTCATAGTTACTGGCAAGCCAAGCCAACCAATAGCCAAAGTTGTCGAATAGTTACCTGTTGTACAAATTGGTACTGTGTTTCCTGAAGCGTGTAGGTAGTAATACCTCTGACACATCGCCAATTCCTGCTGCGGAGATCCGCCGCTTGCAGTTTGGAATGGTGTTGCCTTTGAGCCGTATTCAACCTGAACGCCCCATAGATCCAAAGTCTGTGCTGTGCTCACTTTTGCATCTATACCTATTGATAGAAAACTAGAAGTACCGATAGTTTTTCCTGCAATGCTAGGTACTGCAACTGTTACTGAGTATCTAGCCCAAGACGATGTTAAAGTTATAGCACTTGTTTGTGTAACCACCGCCGCTGAGCCTCCCGAACCAAAAGTTTGATTAAGGCGTATAAAACGAATAGCATCTGTTGTAATAGTTGATTTAGCGTAAAAAGAAACAGTTATTGTTTGTCCAGCAAAAGTCCTTACATCTTCAATTCTTTGAGAAAACCGCGCATCTGTATCTGTTGCGTCTATTCCTAATGTTGCAAAAAAACTTGATTCGTACCCAGCAACTGGAGCTGTTCCCGGAGTAAAAGTAGAACGAGAAACATCAATAGTGTTATTTGATGTTTGGACAATCCAACGATCAGCAGAATAAGCACCCGCCGTTAAGTTAGTGAAAGTAGTGCCACGCTGCCAGATACCAAAGTCACCATTGATGATCTTATTTTTACCAGCTTGACCAAAGCCGACATTCCAGACAGAGGTATCAATGGCATCGCCTAATGTGCGAATGTCTGACGCGCCATTCTTTACAAGGCTAGAGTTATCTGGCTCTGCCCATGCATAATTCGGTGATGTTGCCATTTAGGTTAGTGCTCCTGTCGCGTTAGTCCAAGTAAGTGTACCATTTACGCCTGTCCACGCTAAAGTGGCAGGCAATACTGTTTCCCATTGTGTCGTTGATAATGAGAAGTCTGTCGCTGAGATGTAAAGAGTGATTTCAGTAAAACTAGGGGTTGCCCTAAGTGCGACATTTTCCACAAAGCCATCGAATTGCCCACCAAGTAGGTTGCTAGGTAGGTTAGTGATTAGGACAGGCTCACCAAAGAAGATGCCGATCAGGTCATTACGCATCGAATCTGACATGTCTGGATTGTCTAAGCGGAAGGTAATTGCACCTAATGAACTGCGCGGATTGGCTCTGAGTTTGAGCTCTCTAGAAGCGATGTCGGTGATGTCTGCAAGGTTTTTGATGTTAGAGTCAAAGGAACGCTGAAAGAGTCCGTAAGCGGCTATAGAGTCGCTATCTGAGGTAGTGTAGGTTGATCCGTATCCTGTGGCGTAACGATAGATAAGGCTGTTACGGATGCGAGCAGTTTGAGTTGTGGCTGTGATAGAGGATGGTGTTGCATACGAGCCATTAAGGTTAGTAAAGCCGTTTGCTGCGAGATAGGTAGATCTGTGATCTGCATCGTCATAACTGACATTCCCATCATTGTCCTCGTGGAGCTGACCTAGTGCGCTGTTAGCAATCTGGTCTGCAAGGGTCTGAGACTTAGCCGAAGTATCAGCTGCAACGGCAATCATCGTGTAGAACCCTGAGTCGATAGTGCCAATGTATGACTCTGCATTAGCCCATGTCACAGTTGGTGGATAAGTGTCCCATGTAGTCGTTGGAGTTACTTCACCCCAACGACCATAAAGAGCTGATCCTAAGATCGCGCTGATTTGTGCGCCGTCTAAGCCCTCTGCTAGGGCTGTGTTGTAGATAGCCTTAGTCAGGCGAGCCAATGAGCCAATGCCCAAGATCGTGCCTGTGGTAATGAAGCCACTTTCCTCTGGGCTTCTGACACCGATGTTAAAGTCTGATACTTCTCCGCCAAAGACTGTGACATAAGTGCCAGATGAGTTTTTAAGCTCTAACAGAATTGGCTCTGTGACATTGATGGTAAAAGGTGAGCCATCTGTGTTGATAATCTCTACTCGGCAGTATCCCGCCGTAGGTTGGCGATCAATGTCTAAGCGACCAGAAGCATAGGAAACAGAGGTGACAGTCGTATAGACATCATCACCTACTGTCACTCGCCACTCTGGAAGCCATGTCATTAGTAAGCTCCAGCTCGCAAAGTGCCACGCTGTACAGCATCAATAAGTACCTGATCGATAGCTTCTGCAATAGCGTTAGGATCTCCCACGCCTGTGTTAATTGTAATGTTAACATCTCTAGCCCCGACTGCGCCTGAGTTAAAGATTGATCCGCCTTCTCCAACACGAGCTGACCCAGCATCAAATGAACCAATGTTGCCACTAGCAAACGAATTAACAAGAGCATTAAATGCGCCTGAGTCTTCAATAGATTGAAAGACAGGTGCTAAACCATCAACGAGCTTAATAAACTCTTTTCCATTTTCGCCAATAACTGATACAACTCCGCCTAAATCTTCAGTTGCTTTGTTAATAAGAGCTGTGCTTCTAGGTGGTGTCTTTGGCGAAATCCCATTAGGTGTCTGATTAAATCCACCGCTGCTGCCACCAACTCCGCCAAGACCAGCCAACAAAGCAAGCATCTCTCGAATCTTACGAAGTGCCTCATCTAAATTATCTTGATTAATTAAATCTTTAGGCTTTAGACCATTGAGGATTGTTTCAATAGCCTTCATCTGTGTGTTCTGACCAGTCAGCGCATTGAGTACACCAAGATCAGCATTAAGTTTCTTGGTTGCTGCTTCAATGGCTGCGGCATCCTTAGAAGCAATTGCATCTTCAAGGGCAAGGATTGAACGCTTGACATTCAGGCGTGCTGTGTCATTGGCGATCTGTAAGACCTGAGCCGATGAGGTTGCCTTGCCTAACTGCTCAGCCTGAGAGGTAAGAGCTGCTGCAATCTGGATCTTGTCTAAGTCAAAGACATCCTGACCCTTATTAAGTGCAAGGTTAGCCTTGTCAATTGCTGCTGATAACTTCTTATCCTTTAGGATCTTAGCTTGCGCTGCTGCTTGCTCTTTAGTCAGTTTGGTTATGGCTGTGGCATTCTTCTTAGCGATGGCATCTGCTCGCTGAGTATCCTGTGAGGACTTAGTAAGTGAGATGTTACCCATGCCCTTAAAGGCTTTAGGGTCTGTAGCGAATAACTCAAACTTAAAGATTGACTTAGTGATCTTGATGAACTCGCCAGTTTCGCGGACAAAGTTAGCAATAGACTCTGCTGCTCTGTCAATCTTAGTGATCAGATCATCAACAGAGGATGAGTTGGATGCCGTTACAAAGGCATCGATTAAACCTTTACCAATAGTCTCTTTAGCGTTATTGCCTGCAACAGTTAATTTAGCAAGTGATCCTGCATAGGTATCGGCTGCCGCTGCTGCCTGACCTGCAAACAATTCTGATAGGCGTGTCTGGATCTGCTCAAATGTTGATGTAGATAACTCAGCCTTTGTAAGTCCTACACCTAAGCGACCAAGTGCCTGAGTCTGCCCCAGATAAGCCTTCTGTAAGCTCTGTGAAACCTGAGTAAGGCTTTTACCTGTACCTGCTGAGATGTCTAATGCGAGTCCTAGCAATTCCTGTGACTTTGTAACATCACCGGTAGCACGAAGCAAGCGATCCATCGCTGGGCGTAATTCATCATCTAGCACGCCTGTCTGTTGCTCTAGGCGAGAGATAAAGCCATTGACTGTGCCAATGTTTGAGCCGTAAGCAAGTCCTAGATTTTTAAGAGTAGTCCCTAATGCCTTAGCTGCTTTGTCATCTTCTGCAAAGGCTTTTACCGATTGCTTGCCGAATGAAAGGATCTTCTGTGCGCTATAAACAGCAAGTAATCCTTTAGCAAGTCCCTTGACATTCTTGGTCAGTTTGTCGGTTGCTGTTTCTGCTTCCTTGAAGGCTTTTTTACCTGTGAACTCGGTAGCGATGTCAATGACTACATTAGCCATGTTAGCCTCTCACACTTGCTCGTTGGTTTAACTTACGCGCTGCTGCTGCAATTGATTTCAGAACTGCATCGCGAGCTTTACCATTGTTTTCATCATAGGCACGAAACAGCAAGCGACCTTTTAGTTGTTGCTTGCCCTTCATTTGAGCCCTGTATTTATTATCTTGATTGATTACCAAGCGGCTGTCTGGAGTTATTTTTCCCATGCGCTCGTAGATTGCTCCAGCTCGGCTTTTATTAAATACGCGAGCAAGCGATCTAAACCCTTTGGAGTTAGCCTTTGATGGGCTTGTCTTGTAGCCAATTCCCGACTTTACAGTAGAAGGGTTAAAAGCAGGGAAAGTTGCCTCAGACATTTGACGAGGTAACCAACCGCTCAGCACGCTGCCTCGATCTGGCACATAACCTTTAGCCGAACGAGTGATCGGCATTAAAGCCGTTCTAATGTTTTTCTGTGTATCTTTAGCGAGATCTGGAGTGAACTTTCTGAGAGCCTTACGAAGCTCAACCGCGCCCTTTACGCTTGCTGGCATCGCTCACCTCTTTCGCTTCATCCTTTAGCCCTTGCACAAGTGCATCGAGCATTGTCTTATCTAAATCCAATAACTGCTGTGGCGCGATCCCTAACCTAATGCTTAGCCTAGCAATTAGGTAGGTGAACGGAAGATCGCGCTTTAAGCTAAAGGGGCGGAGTCAAGCACCTCGACACTTTTAAGTGTCTCGATGAACTCCATCCCGAAAGGCTTTACAGACTCACCTGATCTGCGTGTGACTTCCCATGCAAGCCAATAGACATCCGATTGCTTTTCTTCATCTCTGAAGGCTTTGTGGAAACCCTTTTTAGCGTACTGCTCGAATGCGTACTCCACCGCTGGGGTGATCTCGCCTTCTAATACACTTCCATCTTGTCGAACGATCTTTAGTCTTGCCATGTTTAGCCCCTTTGTTAGTTAGTTATGCAGTTGCTACTGCGATAGTGCCATTAACATTCCATGTCACCGATTGCATACTCAAATCAGCAACAGAACCATTTACATCTGTGGTGTTGTTCACAAGGCATGACATGGTGTAGCTAGGGTTCGTTGCTGAAACCGCTGCACTTGTCTGCTTGATAACTACTGGAACAGATGTTCCCCATGCAGCTTGGAGAGTCTGTAGGACTTCACCTGTCGCTGTGTCATTGAGGAAGTCAATTGTGATTGATGATGCTTCTAGTCCTTTAACGAACTTGTGACCTGAGTCACCCATCGCTGTAACTTCTAGCTCATCAAATGTGCGGTTGATTGTTACTGCTGTCACATGGTCGCTTAGATCGACTGAATTCACAGTGACCGAAACTCCGTTATTTAGAAATACAGCCATTGGATTATTCCTCGTCTTTCTTAGTTACTGGCTTTGGTTGTGGTGCTGACTTGCTAACCTGTCCGATCTTGATCAGAAAGGCTTCGTTCTCTTTTTCCCAATCGGACATGATTAACTCCAACTCGTTAGGATACTGACGGACATCTCGCAGCTGAGCAAGTCACCGCTTGCCGCATTGAGAACGCTAGGTGCGCTAATTGCGCTTACATTATAGGTCAAGTTAGATGCTGCGAGCAGGGCAAACACGCTGACTACAGTATCTTCAATCCCATTAAGGTTTCCCTCATTGTCAAACAATGGCACAGTCATTACGATCTTGAAGTTAGCCATTGGACTAATTGAAATCTGAGAGTTGTTATTAGGTGTCAAGTACGGATCATCTGGAGACACGATCACGCTGTTCGCTAACACAACGCTTGGTGGGAACGCAAAAGTTTGCCACTTAGCGTTATTGACTAGGGCAGTCGCTAAAGTGGTGCGAAGTGTGGTGATGGCAACTGGTGGCATTATCCAACCATCGAGTTAGGGCTTAGCGCGTGTGCAATCAATCCTCGCACCTTAGCGAGAAGCTGTGCGCTCATTCGATAAGGGCTTGGCTGGAAATCTACAAGGTTTGACCCGCTCAAAGTGGCGGTACGCGCTTGCCAGATTTCAACAGATACCATTAAAGCTGCGTTCTGTACTGCTGGATCTAGTGACCAATCGACATAAGTATCAGCAGAGACAACGCCAAAAGGTTGGACTGGATGCTCTACTGCTGGAGTGTTGTTGTTGCCTGTAATTGCATAAGTGATTGAGTAATCGCCTACGCCAGTCAAAGTCTTTGATCCGTTGTGCTTTGATCCGTTGCCAGTAATGACAACAGTCTGACCGACATAGAATACTTTCTCTACTTTGTCCTCAAAGTATAAAGTCCCTGTTGTTGCTGTGTTGCTATGAGAGATGTTGTAGTAAGCATTAGTCCATAGCATTGGAAGTAGGACTGCATCGGTAGCGTCGCACACTTCCTGAAGGGTCGCGTCACTATACAAAGTGCCTACGCCTAATGTACTGCGAAGCTCTGCAACTGTTGTAAGTGCCATGATTTCCTTTCTAAAGACTCTAGGGAGTCAGAGGGCTACTGACCCCCTAGAGCGTACTTAGTTACAGCTTACGGAGCTGTATAGTTGAAGCGACGAACGCCCTTACCTGACTTAGCAACATAAATTGCTAGGTATCCGTAAAGGTTGATTTCGATCTCGCCTGAAGTCAAAACATTAACACGAAGTTGTGTTGTTGGTGACTCCCATGTATAGACAGATGCTGGAGCAACAAGGAATGCTGACTCATCGATAACACCTGAAGTTGTGATGTTGTGGTCGACAATTAAGTCGGTGCCTAGGATTCCGCCACGAACAGATGTTGCTACTGCATTACCTGAAGCGTTGTATGTTGGGCCCTGTGCGGAATACAATGCGCGTCCGGTGGTATCCGCGTATCCGGCTATTGCCGCCCATTGGTCGCTGCTTGCCACAAGCTTATTAGCGAAATCTCCGCCAGTACCCTTGTAAGCTGCTGCGCCTTCTACAGAGATAAAGCTCTGAAGTCCTGCTGCTGTTGCTGCTACGCCAGTTGCCTGTGTACCAGATGCTGTGAATGCTGCAATAAGAGCCTTGTCTGTTGCTGACTCGTATGCCTTGCGAAGCTCTGTCATCATCAATTCCATGAATGCTGGAGATGAACGATCAACAAGCTCGAAAGATACGCGCTGCAATCCTGAGAACTTATTTACTGTTACTGTGTCGTAAGCAGATGTCATGCCTGTCTCAGATGGTGCTGATCCTTCATTTGTGTCTGCAACTGTTGGAGCAGTATCAGGTGTACCTGCATTGGTGTACATACGAGGGACAGTAAAGGACATCCCTGACTCAGTTAAAGCAGAGCGTGTGACTGCCTCAAATGCTGGGCGTCCTGTGAATGTATCTGTAATAAAAGTATTTAGATGCGGTGCAAGCGTCAAACCTGTATTTGTTGAAGTCGAGTCATCCGCACTTCTTACAATGCGGCGTGCTTCGTCATCTCCAAGTGCTGCCTTGATGTTTGCTTCTAGGTACTGCGCACCTGTAATTGGTGCTACGCGCTCGCGCACGAATGTAGTTGCTGTCACTACAGTTGGGCGAGCAGCTTCAACCGCTGCTGCTTCTACTGCTGGTGCTGCAACTGTCTCTGGAGTATTCTCCACAGCTG